GTAGTGTCTGCACCGTCGCCGTTAATGAGCTTTAGTGCAACCGTAGCTTGATAATGGTTGTCCTCTATGTACTGGCTTGCTGATTCTGCAAAATTATCAATCGCCTTTTTGTAATCGTCCCTCTCGGTTTCGTTAAGTTCCATTCCGAGGCTTGCTTTCCAATTCTGCTTTTTCAGGTCGCTTATCGTTGATTTCAGACTTGCAAGGTCGGAGCTGACTGTTTCCGTTGATTTCTGGAACTCTGTCACACTCTCAATGGATTTTCCGAATGTGATTTCCTGCGCAAGTTCCTTAATCTCTGTAAGGGATAGCGTAATGTCGCCAAATGCTTCCTGTGCAGCTTTCGCCATATCCTCATTGATGTAATTCGCCAGTTCCTCTGCCGTCAAGTTCGTGTCTTTCATAGCTTCGTTCAGGTCGTCGTTTGCAAAATGCACTTTGTCAATGGATAAGCCTGTGACCTCGTAAACACGCTTTGCACGCTCGGCTTCTTTTTCCATTTCCTCGACTTCCTTTTCGTAGTCTTTCTTGACTTTGTTTCCAGCAATCCAACCGGCTATGCCTCCGATACCGGCACCTATGAGAGTGCCAACGCCCGGAGCTATGAGTGTTCCTATCGCAGCACCAGCGGCAACACCACCGGCTTTCAATCCAGCAGATGAACCGTAGGCGGTTTTCTCTGCTTTGTCGTCGGATTTAATTGCCTTGTAGGTATCTATACCGGCACTGATAAGCGTTGCTCCACCGGCAACCGCACCGGCACCAGCACCTAAACCTAATGCAGATAAGGCACCAGCACTCATTGAAGCACCGCCAGCAAGGTTTCCAGCTCCTAAGTCGATTGCAAATAACGCTGACTTTCCAAGTAGTCCGGTTCCTGTTGCCGCTGAACCCATGAGCGTACCGGCTAATGAAGTGCCGGCTGTACCTTTTCCAAATATTGCCTTGCCAAGCCCTGCGGCACCTTTACCCATGCCTACAAGTGGTGTAGCAATCTTCATCAGGAGTGCCGCCGACAATACAGATGATAAATCAGCGGATTCTCCACCCGGAAGCAGTTTAGACGCTTTGCTCACTACGGAACCCAAACCGTCCCATAGCTTACTTGCTACTGCGTCAAAGTCAAAACCCTCTGAAAAGCCCTTTGCAAATGAAGCTCCCAGAGTGTTTCCCTCGTCTATGGTTTCTGAAATGTCAATGCCTAAAATGGTCGCAACGCCGACTGTTAAGCCTGTTCCGATTGCATTACCAATATCTCCGGCAATCACATTCATTTTTGCTTTCCCTTTGGAACTCCACCATTCGGAGAACGGCTGTACTATGTACTCGTCCCAGAGGATTTTGCCCTTACCAAAAAAGTCCGCATTCTGCCATTCGTCAGTTGCGGAAATGTCCTTGAATTTTCTCTTTATGCTGTCAAGTTTACGCTCCGCAGAATCCATAGCGTCACTGAATAACTGTTCAGCCTTTGGAACCTGTGCTGTGAGCCACTGTACTATATCTCGGAGCCATGAGTTAGACATTCGCTCTCCCAGAGAGATTTTCAGTCCGTCTACTGCTGACTGGAACAATGTAATATCTCCAGAAAGATTGTCCATCATGGTATCAGACATTCGCTTTGAAGCTCCGTCTGCGTTTGAGATAGCGTCTGCCAGTTTATTGTAATCGTCCTCGGAAGCATTCAGGATTGCCAGCAAGCCTTTCTGTGCCTCCATACCGGCTACGGTATTTGCAAGGCTCGATTTCTGCTCCTGATTCATTCCCTTTGTGGCTTCTCTTAATTCTCCCATGACAGTACCAAGCGGTCTTGCGTTACCTGCACTGTCATAGAAATTAACTCCCAGAGCTGCTATTGCGTCTGCCGCTCCGCTGGAGTTTGTAGCAAGTCTTGTGAGAACTGAATTTAATGCTGTACCTGCCTGTGTGGACTTGATACCGCTGTTCGCCATTAAGCCGGTCATTAAAGCTACATCTTCGATTGAGTAACTAAGGGAACCAGCCATAGACGCTACATACTTAAATGTTTCTCCCATCATGCCTACATCAGTGTTCGCACTTGATGAAGCCTGTGCAAGTACATCTGAAAAATGCGTTGCGTCGCTGGCTTTCAAACCAAACGCCGTCAACGCATCTGTTACAATGTCAGAGGTTGTTCCTAAATCTTCCCCGGAGGCTGCCGCCAGATTCAAGATACCCTCTATACCGCCCATCATCTGTTCAGCGTTCCAGCCTGCCATAGCCATGTAGTTAAACGCCTCTGCTGATTCTGCGGCTGTAAATTTTGTCGTCGCTCCCATTTCCTTTGCTTTCGCCGTAAGTCGTGTGAGGTCCGACTGTGTAGAACCACTTATAGCCTGTACCTGTGACATAGCAGCCTCAAAGTCCTTATAGGTGTTTATTGTATCGGCAAGCCCGACACTCACTCCGAGGACTGCTCCAGCTTGGAGGATAGGGTTCTTTAGCAGGTTTATAACGCCCCTTATCGGGGCTGTTGCATAGTCGACAGCTTTCAGTGTGACATTCCATGCTCTGCTTCCAAAGTTCTTTAAACCTGAGCCAATGGTTTGTAGCACCGGAGAAATCTTATCTTTGGCTTCCAGAAGCACTTCGTACTTCTCTTTCGCCCATGACGCAAGCGATTTCTGCGTTTTCTGTGCTGACTTGTCAAACTTTGATACCGTTTCTCCGGCTTTTTTTGTGGAACTGTTTGCCTTGTCCGCTGCGTCTTTCATTTTATTAAGATTCTGGGTAACTTTCGATAGTTCCGGGTCTGTGTTATCGACAGTTTCTATCGGAATCTCAATCCTAACTGTTTCAGCCACTTTCTTCTCCTCCTTTCGGTTGTGATGATTCTATATATATCCTTGTGGAAGCCAGCATAAATGCCTGTACTCCCTTTGGTTTCTGGTAAAATTCATCCGGTGTCATGCCTGTCCTCTGGAATATGTGATGTAATAGACAGGCTTTTCCACCGGCTTCTATCAGTTTTTTGCTACTTCCTCAAGGTTGCTGTCATATCCGCTTAAAGCGTCGATACATTCAAGCACCTTGTCCTTTTCTCCTGCCTTTAAGCAGTATTCAATAACATCAAGACCATTCATAATCTGTAAGCCCTTTGCTCTAAGTGCTTCCCAGACTTTCTTGTTGTCCCAGAGCTTTTCTCTGTCCGCTTCCACCGTTGCTGTATGAATCAGGGAAGCTCTGTATTTCACATTGTTGGTTTCCTCTGGTAACTTCATGCCGAACTGTTTATTACGGACATATTTGGTCCATTTCTTCTTGCAGCGGTCGTATTCATCTTCTGCAAGTGGTCTGATGTCAAATGCAAAGTACAGCTTCTTATCTCTGATGATTTCGATATGCTGTGTTTCCTCGCTGACATAACCGGCTGCGTCAATTAAGCCCTGAATAAAATCCTCCTCATGGATTCTGATCTGATTCTTTGTTTCCTCTGCGTCAAGCTCGATTTCCTCTACTGCTGGTGTGGTGTTCTCTGCCGGTGCTTCCTCGTTTACGATTCCTACTGTTGCTTTTGTCTTTGTATCTGCCATGATGTTTTCCTCCTAAAATTTGAATTTTGATAATAAAAGAGAGGGTGCTACCTACACCCTCTCGAACTGTGAGACATTATGTGTCAGAGGCTTAGTCAATGCCAAGCAAGCTCTGTAAATCAGGCGGCTGGTTTACTGCGAAATTCCATGCACGCTTTACGACATCTCCTGTCGTGATGTTCTGTAAATCAACCTGACCTGACGGAACGCATTCACTGTAAACCATACGCTGTTCAGAACCGTTTCTGCCTGTAAGAGTACCCTGAAAAGTCCAATACGGCATTGTCTGATTCTTCATAGCTTCTACAAGCTCCTGAATGAAAGCGTCGTCCTCAACTACAATTTGGGACATTGTGAGTGATACCTTAAAGGTGTTCGCCGTTTCAAGTTCCTGTGCGTTTCCTAAGACTGCGTATGAGGCGTTGTTGAAGTTTACATTTGATGTAAAGGATTCAACGCTTGCCAGCATCACGCCGTCTGCGTTGTAGAAAGCACCGTCTTTACCGGTTCTGGCGTGTCGTGCGTCCCCGGCTGCTCTTGTGTTAATCATGCTACGCTACCTCCTTATGCGTTAGTGCTGAACTGGAATTTGTATGTGAGATAGATATGCTCCATACTATCCTTGTCAATTACTGAAATCTCGAACCATGCACTATCTCCGTCTGCTGTGTAAACAGAGCTTTCAGTTACGGTGCATGATGTGAGCTTGCCCTCGGAAACCATAGAATTTCCGACAGCCTGTAACTGGCTGATAACGGTTGCTCTGCCGTTCTTGTCGTTGTCGACTTTTCCGACAAGGTTATCAGATGTCACATTCATTCTGCGGATAAGCTCATATCTGGTCTTTGTTCTACGGATTTTCTTCCAGCCGTCGTCCTGATTATCCGCTGGAGTGATTAAGGTATTGATTGCGTTGTCAATCCAAACCTGCTTCTGGCTGTTGTATGTGAGTACAAGACAGCCTTTCTTCTCTGCGTCGATAATCTGGGAATTTGTAAGTCTTTCCAGAATCTCCGTAAAGCCATTGATGACCGTATGTGTCAATGAGGAATTGGAAGCACAAGCTCCGATAAGACCGGCA